GTTTGCAGTACCCGTTACGGCACCACTTACTTGAATAGCTCTTGTTGTTGTCAGGGTTGCAGCACTACCTGTTGTATTCTGATTACCAGCAGTGTTTACACCCGGTAGATTAATATTTGCAGAACCGTTAAAAGAAACACCACCAATTGTTCTAGCAGTCGTTAGAGTTGCAGCAGAACCACTTGTATTCTGATTACCAGCAGTGTTTACACCCGGTAGATTAATGTTTGCAGAGCCATTAAATGATACACCACCAATTGTTCTAGCAGTCTCAAGTGTAGTAGCAGTAGCAGCATTGCCTGTTGTATCTTGATTGCCAGCAGTGTTTACACCCGGTAGATCAATGTTAGCACTACCGTTAAAAGAAACACCACCAATTGTTCTAGCAGTTGCAAGTGTAGTAGCAGTAGCAGCAAGTCCTACTGCAATGTTAGCACTACCATCAAAGGAGGTTCCACCAATTGTTCTAGCAGTCTCAAGTGTAGTAGCAGTAGCAGCATTTCCTGTAATGTCAGATGAGATCGAGGCTGGTAGTCTAGCGTCGTCAACAGTACCTGTTAAACTTGTTGCTGGAAAAGATGCTGCTGTTAAAGCGCCAGCTACATTCAGAGTACCACTAATGTCTGTTGCAGTAGAATTAATATCTAGTGTACCAGTAGTAATTTCAATTTCCGTATCTGCATCAATATCTAGCTGACCATCTACGCTAGAGTTAATAAAAATAGCAGTATCACGAAACTGCACTTTCTTATCTGTGGCTACAACAGTGTCTTCACCAATACCATCAATGTAAGCTGTACCATCAATATACAAATCTTTAAATTGTAAAGATGCTGTACCAATACTTAGTGTATTAGTAGTTTTAGGTTTAATCTCTGTACCGGAAACAACCAAATCTTGATTTGGTCCAGTTACAGTAATGGCACCACCTTCTGCGGCAGTACCATCATGTGTATGACCCGACGTACCAAACGCACTTACGATAGCGTCAAACTCGCCATCAAGATCAGAAGCGTTAATTATGTTACCGTCTGCAATGTTGTTAGCGCCGTCGTTTCTTGTATATCCTGTACCCATAATATTACCTTCTTGCGTTTGTGCCGTACTCAAGCGTAACGGCGTCTAGTGAAAATGGCGGATCAGTGCTATCTGATATAAATTGCAAAGACCCTGTATAACCAGAGCCAATTAGTTGACTTTCAAATACGTATTGTAGTTTACTCCCAAAAAGACCTTCCCCATATCCAGAAAGACCATAAAAGGGCGCACTACCAGCCGTGTTACTAAATGTAATAGGGGTAGGCTGGATAGTGTCTTTACCGTCAAAGTCTAATTTTAAGGTTGCATTAAAATCTACGCTGCCTCGCGGGTCTGTATATAAAAACATTTTATAAAAAGTTTTTCTAACACGGGGATCAGAAATAGGCATATGAGGTGTAGAAAATGTAGCTACGATATTAACACCATCAAAGCTATTACCATTTTCTAATTTATATAAGTATCCATCTGCGTTTGCAAATACAGCCACCTCTACGGTTTCGTTTAAATAACTGTCAGCAACATATGCTTGTATACCTCTAGTTTCCGCAAATGCAAAACCGCCACCCCCTTCTTCCGATAATTGTGTTGTTAAAACACCTTTAGCATTGCTTTTTGAAAGGGTAGCATCATAACCCATTATTCTATATTGGGATTTTGATCGCAAAACAAGACTACAAAAATCCGTACTAGTAGTAGCAAAGTCAGCAAACTCACTTTGGATTACTTTAGAGGCATTAGAAAAGTTAAAGTCTCCAATTCGTTCTGTGGCACTTAATAATCTAAGTCCATCTGGCCCTAAGAACATAACGTCAGAGCCAATTTCTTGAATAGAATCACCTTTAATACAACCAATATCTCTAGTTACAGGGTCTAGTCTAAAGTCTGCAATAGTTGATCCTGTTATTCTAAAAATACTTTCGTTTGTAAAAACAAAAAGTGTCTCTCTAAATACTGAAAGGCCCGTAATGTCAGCGCCTACATTGATAGTTCCTGCACCATTAGCCGCACTAAAGTCTGTATCAGTATACACCGCTGTAAAAGTTATAGCAGAACCTTTAGCAAAAAACAATGTATTTTTAAAATTAATTGTGTGGGTAGCACCTATAACGTCTGAAGGAGCCGAGTTTAAAGCAGTAAAAGTAGTACCATCAAAAATAGCTGGAACATTAGCCCCATCTACCAGCATAATTTTATCTGTACCATTAAAATTATAGCGTGTAAATCTTAACCTACTAGCTGACACACGAGAGGTAGATAAAAATGTAATTGCTGCATCATCCGCTGGGCTACTAGCTAAAGCAGGATTAATGCTAACTGTAGAGCCTCCACTGCTTACAGTAGCATCTGCCGTTACAGTATAAACTAAATCAATACCAGCAACTTTAAATACATCACCTGCCTGTGGGGCAGCAGTTAAAGCGTCCATAGCTAAAGAGGTGCCTGTCTGACTAGCACCATTAACTAGTACTGTACCATAACTGGGTACATTTATATGTGTATATCCAGAGCCTACAGTTTTAAACAGATCAAAGTTTCTCTGTACAATAACAGCGTCGTTAAATACTGCTACACCTGTAGTCAGGTGGTCCGTTGTAGTTGTTGTAAACGTAACTGCTACAGCATTAGCTGGACTACTAGCCAAAGAACTTGTTAGTGTTAGTGTAGCCCTACGATTAGTGGCATCATAACTAACACCACTTGCTGCAATAGTGTATGTACCTGTGATACCAGCAACTGTAAGCGTGTCTCCCGCTTCAGGGCTTTTATTAATGTTACCTATAATTAGTGTCGTACCACTTTGGCTGGCTCCGTGTACAACAGGCGCACCGTATACAGGAATAGTATTACTGTCGTATTTATCAAAGCCTACGATACGCCTATATCCGCCCTGAATAGAGGGTTCAAAATTACGTAGCACTCTAGCACTACCCGGAGCATTAATACCCTGCTGTAGGGGGCTTAAATTAGTTATAAGACCACCTTTAAACTCAATAGGAAAAGTTTGCCACGCTTCCATTATAGTGCGTCCAAAGAAGAACCTACGTTAGAAGAGGATGTAGCAATACGGCCTCCTCCCTGATTGTTACTAACCATAGAACTACGAAGATAATAAAATCTATTAATGAGAATACTACGCATATGTTTAACACCGTCTTCAAACTTTTGCATAGCTATAGTAGACGCTTGTGCATCACCCCTAAAAAGATATGCGTAGTGCATAGAGCCATCTGTAATAATGTGTTTAAATCTTTCAGGGATAACTGGAACGTCAGTTGCATTTTCTAAGTCAACAGGAACACGATAGTATTCATATATTACGTTATAGGCTTGATCTGGTGGAGGAATCATTCCGTATTCTAGTGAAGGAGCATTAAACACATAATTAGGTAGGGCATTGTTATCAGCAGTAGCTTTGTACTCTTGAGAAATAGATTTATGTAAATATTCTTCATAAGCTACATTCTTTAGCTTTTTTGTACTATTACCTAGTGTGGCGTCTTCTTTAATTCTAAAACTGTCAAAGTTAATAATTTTAGCGTCGTTTGGAAATGGGTATCTAGTAGTACCGGCTGTTAGTACGTCTTCTTGTTCTACGTGATTAAAAGGCCATTCAAATTCAGACTGATTAATATAACGAATAGAAGCATTAACAGCATCTTTTGCATGAGAGTAAAAACCTGTAGCTGAGTCAAAGTTAGCAGAAGTAAGCTCAACTTCATTAAGCCGCCTATTAATTTCATTTACTAGACCGAGAAAATTGTACGCCATTATTTTTCTCTCACTGTTAATTTAATGGTACGTTCAGCGGTACTGCCCGTACTGTCTGTCATTCTACAAGAAAAGGTGTATTCTCTATTGGTAACGCCACCACCAATGTTGAGGGTAGCAACAGTATCTGTGTTAGTCTGAGACACATTCTGAATACTATCAGTAACAGCACTACTAGATGCAGTCGTTAGTGTTTGCCCTGCACCCAAAAGTGTTTTACCAATCTCACTAGTTTTAACATACCATTGTACAGAGCTAATTGTAGCGTCACCTAAAAAGCGTGACCAATCTACATTGTAGTCTAGTGTTTCATCTGGGTCTTTTATAGGCCATTTAAAGGACATATAGTTACTCCGTTACGTACACTGTTCGATCATATGAAGTTGGTTGACGCTCAATATAAACGTAACGATCTTCTTTAGATACATTTACTGTTCGTTCATATGTAGTAGACATTAAGCTGCTCTCTGAATATATACACAGCGTTTTCTACTGTACTGTGCTTTTACTGCTTCGTAGTCAAAAACAATAGCAGTCTTAGAAATATCTC